GCCATCAATAGCAATGACCACGCCAGTTGCGCTGGAAGTATCGCCGGTCAGTGTGTCGCCAACCAGCATCCCGGTTACATCGAGAAACGTGATTAGCATCCATGTCGCATCGGAAGGCCGGGGACGGCCATCGTATCGCTCGTAACCTTTTATCCGCCGATATCCGCCGTTGATCCATGGCTCAAAATTGCTACCAGCGATCATTCTCCCTTCGGAGACAGTAATCGGAGGGGTAACAATATCGAGCCCACCCTTAAACGGCCAGTATGGAGTTTTCCTACTCAACCTCGATCACCATATCATTGCCCTCGGCTGTCGAGTGCATATGGCGATCCCCTGGTAGTTGGTTAGATTCGAGCTGGGGCAGCCATTCCATGTATTTGACTTGCCCGCGATTGAGGATCTCGGGGGCCTCTTCATACATTGCGTAATACGTCATGGCCAGACCAACAATAGCCTGGTGAAACCTCTCCGGTATCAGTGATACATCGTTGTCGTTTTCAGTTCCTGAGCTGAATCCAACCGCAGAAGTCCAATAATCGTAAGTGATGGTGTAGGCGCCATTAGGGATCTGGTCCATCCTGAGAGTGCCGTCCGGCATGATAACCACCCGGTATGGCTTCCCGGTCCCACTTTCCCTGACTTCCTGTTTGACCTCGATATAATTGACAGCTTCCAGCGGTTCACCGTCAATAAAAAAAGTATCTCGATCATATCCAGCGAGATCCGCCGGCGGCGTTTCGATATCATTACCATCTACCGTAACAAAACTTTCCTGCGACCAAAGAAACAGCCAATCAGTGTGTTTGTTCTGGATAAATAGATTTGCCTGCTTGATCCAGTCTACAAGCCGCCCGGCTTCACCTACCTGGTCAAGAGCAGTTGAAGGCGCGACAGAGCCCGCGCCAGTCTCCCGGTGAAGATCTGTTACCAACGTCATAAACGTCATGGATCAAACCGGACCCTTTGTGGGTTTACCACTGGCATCGTAATACTTGCCATCCTGAAAGTACGCAGTTCCGGAACACCCAGCTACCTGGCCATAAGGTTTAGTTGAATCAAATCCTTTGACTTTGGCTGGCTTTTTTATCTCCGGGGCATCGCTGGTAGTGGCGTCCGCTTCCTTCTTTTTTACGGCGCCGGTGGCTTTTTTATCTTCGGCTTTAGTAGTCATCGCAGATATTACCTCTCCATTTTTTCTCGGGAGTAGGCTTCCCATTTTCGATATAGGTGCGATACGGGACGCCCTCATGCTGGGCAGTTACGCGCCCGGCAAGGCCATCTTCAAGGCTCGCGCCTTTGTCCATGCGTTCCTTGAGATTTCTCTCACGGCATGGCTCATAATCTCGTTTATTCATTGGATCACCTTTTAAAAACATCCCCCCGAAAGGGGATGCTTGCTTATCAAGGGTTTTCGAGGATTAAGGAGCTTTTACGCTTCGCTTGATCTTCGGATCGTTCGGCTTCATCCGGCCTTGCTTTTCGCAGACCTTGGGCCGAGAGTCGCTCGGGTTGAAAGACTCTTTTTTAGTGAGTCCTTCTTTTAATCCACCAGAGTTATCCATAGCGTAAGTTCTCCTTAGAACCAGTCAATGACGACAGCAACAGTGGCGGCACCAGCGGTACAGCCTCCATCCGTTTCGAGGGTAACAATAGTGTCAGCCGCGATCAGGTTGTCATCGTCTGTGAGTGAAACACTGGCGTTGTGAATCGTGTCGATCAAAGCAATCGGCACGGCCAGGGTTGCGTATTCGTCCACATCCGAGTTATCCCCAATGGAAATAACGGAAGCGGCAACGGTTGTCGCTGTAGTCAAAACAGCGTTCACGGAATGTACTCGACCCTGCAAACCAGCCGGTCCCGCCATTTGCCCAATTTGGGCAGCAGAGGAGAGCGTCTTGGTATCGAAGGTGTACGTCATCCGTACGGGTTCGTCATATGTTGGCATGTTCAATACTCCAGGTTATGTGCCAGTTAAGCGGCAGAATCCCACTTAACAATGCGAGCCTGCTTCTTGCTTTCGGTAGAAGTAGTATTCGCGTGAGTGATGGCAAAAGCCCCCAGGTAGTACCATGCGATACCCTTGGAACGACCGTAATCGTCAGGGATCTTACCGCGCAGCTCTTCAGGAATGGCAATAGCCTCCGTCACAGTGTCCGCACCAAAGAAATACGCAGCGTCAGACTTGGCGTTAGTCCAGCTTTCCGATGCGATATTGGTTTGGGTGGTCATGCGAATGCCTTCATACCGGCCCCGCTCACCATTCACAATGCGCTTGTAACCTTCATCAACGTACTGGAATACAGATTCCAATTCATCAATAACCGGACGCAAAGTAGTCGGCCTGGCGATACAGCAATACTCTTCACCGTCAAAGGTGGGAATATTGCGCTCTTCCATCCAATCGCGGATCGTTTTGATGTGATCCTTGCTCATGGCGATATCGTTCGTGCCACTTGGTGTGCCCGTTTCGGTGAACGTCACGGCGCCAGCTGCACCACCAGTACCCGTAAGTATGGTTGAATCAAACTGTGCGTGTGCCATGCGGTCAAAAGTCCGGTTGGCATCGTTCTTGAGCGTTTTGGTAATGACTTCGGGGACATTGTGCTCGCTCATTGCCTCATATTTCAGAGAGTGAGGAATCGCAATACCGTGCTCGGTCAAGGTTACCGTTCCCTGGGTAACAGGGAAGCTAGTTGTGGGCATAGCTTCGGTTTCTTGCAGCTCGCGCGTACCAGCGGTATCGCCATCTGCCGTGTCACCGTAGATTGTCCAGTTGTAGACCTCACCATCACCAGTGCCAATCGCCTCTTCTACATCGCAGAATTGACGAAATCGGGTCAAAGGTTGGAGTGAAGTCCTCCAGTTTTCGGATAGAACATCCGAGGCCATGAATCCCTGGCCTGTATTACTCCATACTTGTGCCATTTTTCAAATCCTTTTGTTACCTGGCCCGGCCGGCTCGCATTCGAGCAATATTCGCGCTTGGAGAGAGATCCCGCTTGGCTTTCTCGGCCACCTTATGCGCCTTACCAGTGCCTTGTATCGGAGATAATGTTGCCTTGCGGGCTTGCCGCTCGGTCCTTAACTGATCTGCATCCCCGGTAGGCAGATTGTTTCCGCCGCCTTGCAATCCCAATCTATCCCGTGTGATACGGCCAGCTTCAAGAGCTCGCTCGCTAAACGGCATTTCGGGTTTGTCGCGTTTCAGGTTTTTCATTTGAATGTCAGCGAAGGCCAGAGCATCATCATCGTCGAATACATCGCTGTATTGCCTCTGAAATTCCTCATAACCGTCCGTTACATCGTCCGCCGCTACCTTTTGCTCCGCGTTACGCTCCATCCGGGTAGTTGCTTGGGCCACTACAGTTTCCATATCCAGGGTAGGCTCTTGCCGCCCTGATTTTATGAGATCCCGCATTTTGTCCCTTGCTACATCCAGATCGCCCTCGGTAATGGCTTCTTGGAACTCGTCGATCATTGAGTCAAGACTTTCGTCGCCGGCGCCCGCAGGTGGCTGGCTGTTTGCCTCAAATACTCGTTCTCGTTCCGAAATCGTTTTCTCTCGCTGCGTCAGCACCTTTTCCACTGCCGCCGCTCGATTCAGTTTTTCATCGCCCGCCATATCCTTCTGGGCAAAGCGTTCATATTGTTCTTGTGTGACCTCGACCATTCGGCCGTTGACGGACAGACTCCGGACCGTCTGGCCTGACTCGTTCTCATGCCAGCCATTAAGGGCCGCCGGGGATGGCTCTCCTGGGCCGGGTTCCTCGCCAGCATTTGGCTGCGAGTTATCCCCTGGTCCTGCTTGGATCTGCTGGTCCCCTTCTCCGGCGGGCGCATTGGCCTCATTCCCGGATGGCGGCACATTCTGTGCATCGTATTCCTCACCAGTCATGTCGGGGTTGTTTATCAGGGCCGCTGTTCTCCGGTCCCCTTCCCGCTCTTCGACTCGTTTTTCGTGCAAGTCTTTCAGCTTCGCCTCACGGCGGGCAATAGGATTATCCGGGATCATTCCTGTTTCTGGTTGATTTTCTTCTGATCCCTCACTGCCGTCTGGCAATGTTTCGGCATCAGAAACGTCTAAAACGATAGTTTCCTCAGTCATTTTTCCATCCTTGGTATTCTTCGTGAATTTCGTCGTGCGCTTCGGTCAACTCCCTGGTGGAGCTCAATCCGATGTTTACGGCTGAAGTCAGCCATTCAACAGCCAGGGTAATGGCTTCATGCTTCCGTTGCAGTACGGCTATTCGCCGTTTGCGCCAGGGCCATACCTTGGTTAGTTGTTCTTCGATTGTTCGTAGGTCTTGGCAGGCGGCGCCCAGGACGTATCGCCCGGGAGCGGAATTGAGGAAATCTTCTACATCCTTTCCTTGGATGGCTTCACGATAAAGGATCTCTTCCCGCTGATCGTCAAACTCGAACGGGATCTCGGCATCGTTAAGCATTTGTACTACGTTTGTTGGCATCCTTTCCTCTAAATTAGATCCGGGAACATCCCTGCTCCCTCAACCTGCTCTCCATGAGACTTATATCCCGGAGCCCATTTCCCTTTTCAGGTTCATTTCACGGGATTTATTACCCTCTTTCAGTGCGGTTGTGTCCCTGGTCGCCTGCACTTTATCTCGATCTACGCCTATTCTCTCATATAGCTCGGTCACTTTAATGTTTAAATTTCCAGCAACCTCGTTCATGCGGTCATCCGATTCCTTGTCGGTTTTATAAATCCGGTCCCGGCTGCGCATTTCTTCGAGTTTAATGTCTGTGTCCGCCTTCAACTGCGCCACGGCCATTGGGTCCGCCTGAGGTGGGCCCGCATTCTGTTCCGCGATCTTGGCCTGGCCCGCCTCCCATTCCTCTTTCGGGATAATAAAGCGTTCACCCTCACTAAAGCCGGCCGCGCTGAAGAGCTCCTTGCCAACCTCCTCCGCATTCAATCGCTGGCCGAGCTCCTGAATTGGCTGGATGGCCTGCATAACCGCGCCGATCCTTTGCAGCTTCTGCATTGGGTCCGTGTTGCCCATACCGACATTCACCGATACGATCAACTCCTGGTCGATCAATTCATCCACGGCCACATCATTTCCGTACTTTTGGAATACTTCGGAGTTTTCCGCAGCCAGGGCCATAATGACTTCATCAGTCTCAAACATGGCTTCCAGCCTTTGCAGCTTACGCAATACAGGCTCTACCCACGTTTCAATCCATGTCCGGAGCTCGTACTCGGCAACATTGGCCGCATCGCCTTGCAGCATTTGCATTCCGCCAACAGTTTCGTTCAGCTTCCGGTTTGCCTGTACGCTCGATCCGGAGAAGTTGCCCACCAGTTCATCTTGTTCTTGGGCTAGTCGATCCTGCTCCTGATAACTGGAGCTCGTCACATCATTGTATTCCAGCGTTTTAATATCCTTGTCAGGATCTTCCGCCATGATTCCGCCGCCGGGCACACTCCTCATCAATGCCGCCTGGTCAATATTCTGACCTCGCTTGATTATGAATCGCTTATTCAGGGCCAGTTTGACGTTATCCATCCGCTGGTTGGTCACATCATTTAACTCAGATTGCAGCGGGGCGCCAAGATTATTACCACCAGTAGGATAAACCCTGTGCGACTCCACAATAGAGAATCCAACTGTAATTGAGTCACGGCCCAGGGGAAGCACCTTTTCTACCGGCTTTGCGTCAGTGAGCATAAGCCGTGTGCCAAGCATGTAATAGGCATAATCCACGCCCTCATGCCGGACAATGTTCAAATGCACCCATACGGTATTTAAATCCTTGTTGTTGTAGGTGGTATCTCGGGAATCCTGGCGCTCATAACCTTCCCGGGCCTGCCTGACACTCTCGTTTTCATCAACCTCCTGCATTGATGCCAG